GCTTGACGAAGTCCTGAGACCATTCCTGCAGTTTTAATTTTGTAACTAAATCCATTCGTTTCACCTCGTTGCATTTAAACTAAAAAGAATCAAAATACCTCTTATTTGATTTTAAGGTTTTTTGATCCTTTTTAAAGGCACGGGTTATTTACCGGTTACTATTATTTATATAATACCACGTACTTTTGTACACTATATAAAAGAAGTGTGGCATGTACATTTTTTTACAGGCTGATAATTCTGTAAGAAAGTAAGAAATTACTCTGTTAAAGTGATGTAAGATTCTTTTGTGTAATAAGCTTGTTGCTAATCGTCATCTTCACTAAATAATGAAAGCAATGTAGGGATCTGTAAAGATCTGACGAAATTCCCTTCGTTAAGACCTATCTGTAAATATAAATTTATAGGTTCAATAAAAAAAATAAACATTATATCCTTAATTCCATCAATATAAAAGCCAATTTCATAATCGTTTCCTTCAAACCCATAAAATTTACCTGCATCAACCATTCTTAATTCTTTTGTATCAACTTTTTTCATATTTTTTACTCCTTTCAACCGAGCCTCTAGAAATGATTTAGAGGCCTAAATAATCTAACTGTATACCATTTTACATTACCCCCCCCCGAAAAAAGTCAATAGTAAAATGAGATAAGTGCCCTGACTGTAAATTATTTTGTAAATTATTAAATTAACGTCCCGAATTTTACCAAACGGAACCTTACCCTGAGAAAAAGTCAGGGGGGCTCCTTTTATTGGCATACTGAATTATCGCCCACATCCAGGCACCCTCTTCCTATACCTCTATTTCAATCCCGCCTCGAAACACAACTCTGCATTTCTCCTTAACCTCTACGTACTCAACTAAGCTGCCCCACAGTTCTTCCCGAAATTCCGTCTGCTCTCCGGTCAGGTCATTTAGGCTTTTTATGAAGTTCTCCAGTTCTTCCTTCGTATCACTCTTATCCTTGATGAAGTCGCTGACCTCCTGATACCTGTCATGCTTTTCGCTATAAAGACTTCTGATTCCTTCCTCTTTCTTGGCATATTCCTCCTGGTTAAGTGCCACTCTGGCATTTTCTCTTATATGGCTTTCAAGGCTCTCTGCGATAACGCTTAGCTCCTGTTCAATTGCGCTCTGCTCTTCTATTAACTCATCCATCCTGCAGACTTCTTCCATCAGCTCATATAAGTTTTGAGTCGTTTCTTCCTTTATATCTATAATCTTGTTCAAGGCCTTTAGGAAAATCTTCTTTATCTCTTCCTCTGTCAAATGAGGTGTATCGCAAGGTGCGACGCCCTTGCTATACTTCTTATTACATCTATAAATAACTTTCCTGTACTTGTCGGTTGAGTGCCAGACCTTTGAGCCGTACCATCCTCCGCAGCACCCGCATTTAATCTTATTTGAGAAAATGCTTACTCCGCTGTATCTGCCCTTCTTCTCCCTTCTTGCTATCTCTGTCTGCACAAAGTCAAACTGCTTGGGATGGATGATTGCCTCATGATGCTCTTCCACATAGTACTGAGGTATCTCGCCTTTGTTCTTCTTTCGTTTCTTCTCAAGAAAATCCGAAGTGTACTGCTTTTGAAGAAGGGCATCGCCTCTGTATTTCTCATTCGTCAATATCGACTTCACTGTGCTGATCTGCCAGTTATCATTTCCGGAGGGTGACTTTATTCCTCTTTTTACAAGTTCCTTCGTTATTGCATACATAGACAGTCCGCTGATGAAAAGCTTGTAGATGAGTTTAACAGTTTTGGCCTGTTCTTCATTTATTTTAAAATCCTTATCGTAGCCAAGAAACCAGCTATAAGCAACACTGCACTTGCCATCAGCAAACCGTTTTCTCTTGCCCCAGGTAGTGTTTTCTGAAATGCTCCTGCTTTCCTCCTGTGCAAGACTGCTCATAATAGTTATCATCAGCTCGCCTTTAGCATCAAGAGTCCAGATGTTCTCCTTCTCAAAATAGACCTCAATGCCTTTCTCCTTCAGCTTTCTTATGGTCGTAAGGCTGTCTACGGTATTTCTGGCAAATCGGCTGACGGACTTAGTAATGATTAAATCAATCTTCCCAGAAAGAGCATCATCAATCATTCTATTAAAGCCATCTCGCTTCTTTGTGTTTGTTGCAGTTATGCCTTCGTCTGAATACATTCCGGCAAAGGTCCAGTCGTCTCTTCCCTCAATGTATCCTTTATAATATGACATCTGAGCCTCATAGCTTGTGGCCTGTTCTTCATGGTCTGTAGATACTCTCGCATAGCCTGCCACTCGTCTTTTTCTTGTTACAGGCTCAGAACTGAAAAGGTTCAGTGTAGCCGGTATTTTTCTTACTGTCTTTGCCATGTTCCCACCCCATCAAATTCTACTCTATCATCAAAGATTACTATCCTATCAACATCAGTTGCAACCACTCCCTTATAGTTCTCCCCAAGCAGGCTCTCAGAAGCTTTTATAAGTTCCTCCTCGGAAAGTCTTTTCATATGGCATTTACTTCTTAATTGAGAGCAGCACCATACCTTTTTACCTTTCCCCCAGTTGTCTCTCTCGCACTTACTACCACATGTGCCGCACCAGACTTTACCCCTAAAAGCATTATCAAGTTTTCTATTCACGCTCTTTCTTTTTCCGTTTGAAAGAATGTATTCTATGCGATCGTTATAAAGAATAATCTTCTCGAAGTCCTCTTTATTTCCAACCACATTAATGGTGCTTTCTATGAGTTCCTCTTCATATATAAGTCTGCACTTGCAGGCCTTTCTTTTCTCCTTAGTATTACACACCCATTTTTTCTTATCATTAGAGTTCCTACGGCTCACACCGCATCCGCAGTATCCACACTTTACCTTGCCGGAAAAGACTGTGAGATTCTCCCGATTATTAGTTGCCCTCTCTTTTCTTATAACCCCTGCCTTCTCAAAATCCTCTTCAGAAACAAGAGGCTCAAACATATCATCAACAAGATACATTGGCAGTTCGCCTTTGTTCCTCTTTCTTTTATGATTCTCAGAAAAGAAATGCTTCTGAAGCGTCATGGTTCCTGTATATGAGGAGTTTGATAAAATGTCCTTTATGGTTGTTTGCTCCATAGGAGAGCCCGTCTGTCCTGTTACGCCTCTCTCCGAAAGAGTTTTTGCTATGCTATAAGCAGATTCCCCAGCAAGGTATCTTCTATAGATTTCCTTTACCACTTCGCCTTCTTCCGGGATGATTCTGAACATTTCTCCATCCCACTTATAGCCGAAAGGCGCTTTGTGACCATTTGGTATTCCCTGTTCAAACTTCTTTCTTGTTGCCCATTTGATATTCTCCGAGATGCTTCTTGACTCCTCCTGGGCAAAGGATGCAAGAAGTGTAAGCATCAGCTCACCATCCTCTGACATTGAGTTTATCTTCTCACGCTCGAAATATACCGGAATCCCAAGCTCCTTCAGGCGCCTTGTAGTGTTCAGGCAGTCAACTGTATCCCTGGCAAATCTGCTGATGCTCTTGGTTAGTATCATGTCTATTTTCCCGGCCTCGCAGTCTTTGATTAATCTCTTAAACTCATCTCGATGAAGGGTGCTCGTTCCTGTTATTCCTTCATCAGCATATACTCCTGCGTATTCCCATTCAGGGTTGTTTTGAATAAGCGAACTGTAATAGCTTACCTGTGCTGACAAGGATTGCATCAATGCTTCAACAGAAACTCTTGCATATGCACAAACCCTGAGCTTTGGCTTTATCTTAGGAATGGTTGGCGTTATATTAATAATTCTTGCCATAAGACTTCCTCCTTTCGTCACTGCATATTCCCATACTATCCGCACTATATCAAGTCAATGTCGGAGAATAATACGCCAATTACAGGGTTATATTTTTGCTGCATTTTTTCTTCAAAATCTCTATAGTCTTTGGTAGTAATAAGGCCTTTTTCAAGCATCTGACGAGCACTGCTCATAGTCATCTGGTAGATGATTTCATTTCTTCCATCGAGCCCACTCATAGCTTGGTGCCTCCAAAGCGAGCATTTCTGTTCATCTGTCATTTGGATATTCCTCCTTATATCCCAAATGCTGCATATGGTCTCCAACCTGCTGAGATTTAAGCTACAATGCTATTGTCAACCCAACGAAAAAAAGGGTCCTCGAAGCCCGCTCCACTCGGGCGAACTTCGAAAACCCCTTGATTTCAAGCCATTTTAAGCTTCTTTATTCTATTTTTTTGACAGTATACAGACGCACTCCACATGCTGCGAGCTAAAAAGTCTAACGTCAGGTCGAGCGAGACAATATTCATCCCCTAAAATCCGATGTCCGGTAGTACAAGATAATATTATGCCTGCCATAGTGTGCATCAGCGTGAATGGAAATATTTCACATAATAACTAATCTGTAATTTTACCTGCGTTTGACAGGGTGACTTTTCACGATTTTCTATTTCTCAGGTGCGGATTTATCATTTTTATCTTTTAGTTTTGAAATAACATCAGGCATATTACTCACCTATTCCTGTTCTGATATAGTGCCCTTCTTGAAAGAATCATTCAATTCACTTCTTAATAACCCATTTTCCATCTTTGTCGCTGCCTTCTCGTGTAATCAGATTCTTATCCCTCAAAGAGTTCAATACTCGCTGCATCGTTCTTACTGTCTTAGATGTGGCATCAGCCAGTTGCTCTCTTGTATAATCCGGAAGCATTTTTAGCAAGGCAAGTACCGCCTGTTCAGTTTTGTTTACAGTGACATTTTGAGTGGCATTTACAGTGACATTCTGAAGCAATCTCCTATACAAAATCAGCTTAAAACCTTCATCGGTCGCTTCATACGAATACTTTATTCCTGAGTCTTTACAAAGGCTGTCTATTCGTTTAAAACCACTTCCAAACTGTTCAATGGAATTATTTAAGTATAGATTTTAGCGATGGAAGCATATCAATAGCAATAACAGCTACATAAATCTGATTTATCAAAACTAGAATAGATGACGGGTGACGGTTTGAATTGATTAAGTGCACCTATTTGTGATTTGTGAAGGTTTTACTGCTTGTTACTACGATTTTATTTTCCAGTAGCCTTTTTTGTTCGACCCAACACGTTCAATCACATTACTTACTTTTAATTGATTGATAATTTTTCTTACATATCCATCACTCAATCCACTTTTTCCCACAAGTTCCTTTATTGTGGTTCCTGCATTGTCCCCCAGTAATCTAAGTATTTTCCTCTGAGAATCATTTAGCTCCGGATGATTGCAGGCATCATTGGCAGGATCGATTTGATTATTTAGACTAAAAGGAATTACCACATTTACATAATTGTCAAAAATCTCAAAAGCCTGGCGCCCATACATCTGTACAATCATTGGTATGCCATGACCTGTTTGTTCAACATATCCAAGTTGTCCCAGTATTTTCTGGAGTCTGATATTTACAGGTCTGCTTATTCCGCGGTAAAATTCCTCAACCGATAAATCCTCAGGTAATCCACCGGTAGATATCACTTCTATTCTGTCCCTAAAAACATATACTGCCGGAGGATTAAGCTTTTCCCACTTTGTATGAAGACAAGCATTCACCCATGCCTCTCTAAAGCATTTCATATCAAATAGCTTTTCTTCTTCACGCTGATGTGTTCCAACCGAAACATTTGTATCATTTAACGCTTCAATATAATTAAGAACTTGATCCATTGCAACGATTAAGCATTTGTATCCATATTCGTTACGTTTTATCAGTTCACTTTTATCTTCCCCTCTAAAGGTTACAACCTTAATGGATACATCGTTCTTATCTGCTAAAAGCTGTGCCATTGTATTATATTTGCCGTTTTCAAGTACAATACCTATATTCTCTTCAAAGTGTTCATCATTTACAGTTAATCCTTTAGCTGAATACATCATTCTTAATTGCGAAAAAGATAACTGTTGTACATTGCTTTCTGCCTTTGCAAGATGATCCTGCTCTGCTATCCTCAGCATTAAAGCTCTCAACTGCTCCGGAAACAATTCTCTGTCTTCGTCTGCTGACCGCATATAGTATTTACCATAAGCAGAATACGGGCTATTTGAACCCTCGGCATACACCTTTATCACATTCTTCTCATCCAGCAATTCTAAGGTGATAGTAGGTATGATTTGTGGTTTAATATAATTTGCAATAGCCTGCGATACCTCTCGCAGTGTTCTATCGCCTATTTGCTGTCCAAAAACATCTCCATTGTCTTTTATTCCAAAATATAGCGTTCCATAACCATTTTTATTCAACATGGAAGCAATCGACACAATTCCCTCACGCAATTCTCCGGTTGTTTTTTTAAATTCTATGACTTCTGTCTCAACACCAAGATTCATTAGCAATCACCTCCTATCCATATTAGTATACCACATATTATTTTATTTGCTACTTTATTTGCTACTTTATTTGCTACTTTATTTGCTACTTTATGGCAAAATAAAAAAATCCCTCCAGGCAGCGATCACTCGCTCCCCCAGAGGGCTCACTCAAATCCTCGGACTATCTCCACCAGCTTCTATAAATTTCTTACTCTTGGCGGCCACAAACATAATTTCTTCCTTACAAGAAAATAACACGCTCCATGCCTTCATATAGCATAGAGCGTATTCGTAGTTTTAATATTATTCCGTAAGCCCGGGCCGAGGTATAAATAGCATCCTCTCCTGAGCTTTACTTTGTGTGCAGGGAAGCAAGGAAGGTTCCTCCAACTGCAGGACGAGGATCTAATTTGCTTCCAAGCCATGCAATATAGTAAGTACCGTCAATTGCAAAGGCTAATTCTGTAGCATAGTGCTTACCGTCTATATCTAATGAATAGATTTCACCATTATATGGTAATTCTTCATCATTTTCAATTGAAGCATATACAACATCAACACCTAAAGCATTGTAGTATTCTTTGCAGGTATCAAAATTCCACTCTTTTTCAACAATCTTGTTGTACTCTTCTTCTGTGATTGGAAGTCCGTCACGATAAACATCGCTCCAATACCATGTGTCATAATCATATAGATTAGTTTCGGGATATTCACCTATCCAAAAGTACGGGAAGTAGCATTCTTCGCTGTAAGAACACTCGAATACAGCTCCGTGCTCGATTGATTCCTCATCCAGTTCGTCGGTATAGCCTACAGGAACCCATGCATAAACTCCTGTGTCACCGATTGCAATTTCTTCTGTCTTATTGAAGAAGTCTATTTCTACAAAGTCGTCGCCATCTTCCATAATCATTCCTGTCCAATAATAGAAGTCGCTTTCATCTTCAATCTTTCCGCAGAGGTACTTTGACTCACAACCATAATTATGGTCTTTCATAGTCTGGAAATATCCATCAGCGTACAAATCTGCCATTTCCTGTGCTATTTCATCGAGTGTTCTACCGTCCTTTGCACAACGATATACGGCAATGTAAGGTACATTGCTTTCTAAGTCGGCATATAAGGTTACTTCATAGCCTTCAGCCTGCCATTCTTCGCCAGCTTCAATAGCTTCATAATTTTGTCCACAATCAGACCCTTCAAGGCTATATTCACCGAGTCCGCCGCCAAGGTCAATTGAAGTTACAGGCTGCGCTTCGTCTGCAGCAGGCTCTGTCTTTTCTCCGCAAGCAGCAAATGCGAATACCATCACAAATGCCAGCAATACTATTAATAATTTTTTCATAAGTTTTCCTTTCTTCAAATTGTTCATTATCTTAGAAATAACAGCTTAATCTCAATACCCCATAGAAAACACAAAAAAATTCTTTATACAAAAGTCCGCTTCACAAAGTCCTTACTTCGTTCCGCGAGCAGCCTTGTCCTGGTACTTGGCGTAGACCATAAGCAGGAAAATTACTGCAATTGAAAGATTGTTGAATGCAATGGTGACTAAATATGCAGTGCCCCAATTAATCACAAAGTTTATTGTATTCAAAAGATATACACAGGCAACAATCCAGCTAAAAGCAAACGATTTTGTCTTGCCGAGATCTTTCGAAAAAGACAAAACTGATAAGCAGCAACATGCTACAACACCAAAAACAGCAGGCAGAACCTCTGTATACGACACATTTACAATCACTGCTGTAAACTCTGTCAAAAGCATAAATACAGTTGTCAAGAAAAAGAACTTTGCCGCACTTTTCTTGTAACCATAAAGGCAGTAGAACACAGCTGACAGAATTGCGAGCACATAGAATACTATGTTCACAAAAACATAAGGG